TCCAGGTTAAACCGGACCCTTCGATAATACAGTCTGCCATTGATGAACTCTATCCCCACCACCATTGTGTAGATGACAGGTTCTTCCAAGAGTGGGTAGAGACGCATGATATAGATCTTGAGGTCTCAGATTGTAATTTAGACTTTTCAGTCTTTAACGACTGGACCAAAGGTGTCGACACGCGACTCGTACCTAACCTTCAGGTTGGTGGATTGTCTCATAGAGTACCAACTCAGAATGAAGCGCTTATTGCCATCAAGAAGCGCAACATGAATGTGCCTGAGTTGCAGAACCAGTTTGATCACGATACTGTCTTGAATCGTTGTGTTAATAGGTTCATAACACACGTCATTGACAAATCGAGATTGAGTAAACTGAAGCCGATATCTGGTGAAGAAGTTTTCTTCTTTAACCAATATCTGGAAAACAAGAAGCCCCCTTTATCAGAATACAGGGGACCTGTACCATTGCTCGCTCTTGATAGGTACTTGCACATGATCAAGACGACTTTGAAGCCAGTTGAAGAAGACTCTTTACACATTGAAAGACCTGTCCCCGCGACGATCACATATCACAGGAAGGGAACGGTCATGATGACGACCCCATATTTCTTGGCTGCCATGGCCCGCCTGTTATATGTGGTAAAGAGTAAGATATACATACCGACTGGTAAATTCCACCAGATTTTCCAAATGAACCCTGATAACTTGAAACAATCTAAGTTTTTCAAGGAGATTGATTTTTCAAAGTTTGACAAATCTCAGGGTCGATTACACCACGATATCCAACTTAAGCTGCTGCTACATTTGGGTATTCCTCAGCACTTCATTGAAACATGGTTCAATGCCCATGAAAGAAGTCATATAAGAGACAGAGATTGTGGTGTGGGGTTTTCCGTTGATTACCAACGACGAACTGGTGATGCATGCACGTACTTGGGTAATACGCTGGTTACCTTAAGCGTTCTTAGTTACGTGTATGATTTATCTAGTCCCAACGTTTTGTTGGTTGCCGCCAGTGGTGATGATAGTTTAATCGGATCCATAAGTCCATTACCTCGTGACAATGAAGATTTGTGTGTATCACTCTTCAATCTCGAGACGAAGTTTCCACATAACCAACCATTCATATGTTCCAAGTTCTTATTGGTTGTTGAATGTGATGATGGATCTGAAGAAGTTTTAGCAGTGCCTAATCCTCTAAAACTCTTACAAAAACTTGGTCCCAAAAATCTACAGGTCACCGTGCTTGATGATTACTACCAAAGCCTGTGTGATATATTATGGGTTTTTGAAGATGCCGACATTTGTCGAAGGACAGCCGAAATGGCTGAGTATAGACATTTCAAGGGAAGGAAGAATTGCCTTTTCCTTGAAAGTGCTCTTTTGAGTTTACCGAGTTTAGTGGCAAACAAATTGAAGTTTATACGTAGAACCATCAATTTAGAAGGTTCTAAAGCTTGTATAAAAGAAAATGTTTATTCCGATTTGCTTATTGCTACTAGTTCGAAGTGCGTCAGCGGATCTGATGGGCTCAAAAGTCGAACCCAGCGATCTACCGTCCCCAACAATCGATGGTCAGACGATGCGCCAGAAACCAGAACCTCGGGTAGAGATAGGACCCGGAGAATCGATAAACGTGAAAGCTGGCAGGGATCAAGTGGTACAAGTTCCGGTCGAAACTCGACTAGAAGAAAGGAGCCCGCCCGGAAGGGCAGGATCAAATTGCATTGATTGTGCCATTGCTCACCTTCCCGAAACCATATTTTCGGTGAAGGTTCCGAAGTTGAATATCAACTTCGAAGTTTCAGATTTTCCTTCTTCAAGGTTAATCTTTGCCAACTTAGCCGATAGAGTCAGACAGTTGCCCTTTGTGAAGTCCTTATCCGTACCGACGGACACACAGAGGTTACAATTGAAGACCTTAGGTGATGTTGAAGTCCACATCTCTATACCAAAATTTGGGTGGAACCAAATTTTGAAGTTATCAGATGTTGTTTCCGGATTTAATCTTCCGAAGATTCCCAGCATTGCTCCCAAAGTGGAGTCATGTGTTGGTGAGTGCTTAACTCAATAATGGCAACCGATCGCATCTTAATCGGTGTATTGAGTTTAATTCTACTAGTATCTAATGATACTAGTAATGCCTCCAAAAGGAGAC